TTTTTTTTTTTTTTTACCATTTGTACTTTAGGATGCGGAGAGTTTTGTTTTCGCTGCTAAACCTAATAACGCAGCGGTCTATGTAGAAACAACTACAGACTGACGTCAACTGTGACGATACTTTCGAAGGCCGTGTCCCAGAGAGCGCGTGGTATTCTCGGCGCGAGCCCTGGTGGTTTGTACAGAGTCCCCTTACCATGTGCATTAACGCGCCGGAATCCTAAGATTCCGTCGCACACGGCAATGTAGCAATCCACTAGCTCTTGCTCCCAAATCCCGTAAACGGAGTGCAGGAAAGAACCTAGCATGTTGGACTCAATTGTTTTCGCCTCAATCGTCATCATTTTCAATTCGTCTGCAGTGTATTTGTACGCCATAGCTTGATTTCTCATGTCGAGGAAAGGTGTGGCCGATACTTGTTCTGCTGTTTCCAAAAGGAGTGTTCGTAATGAAGCGATGTGACGATGTTCATAAGCGGCACTCAAAAGCTTGCCGCTCATGTAATCTTCATCAGACACGTGCCTATTTTGATTGGCACGTACTGGCAATTTGCTCACAACTCGCCCAAAAGAGGGTACGGGATAGGTCCTATCGACACTGGGCACAAATCGCTTGCGAAGGAACGTCGCCTGCTCTCTGTTCTGCACGATCTTTGTTTCGCTCTTCATGCCCATGCTTGATGAAACTGCGTCGAAGGACTTAACGACGTCCGTTCGATCTTGTGCAGTGTATGTCAAATTATCATCCCCGTAAATCAAAATGGTACTTTCGGTGATCTGAGCGTGCTCCAAACTAGCAAGTGAAATGCATGCATTGACATATCCGTTGCCGGTGGTAGTAGTAACCTCACCAGACCAACGTTGCCCTTTCACTAAACCTTTGAGTCCATACCGTGTAAAAATCCGCACACTGGTATTGGCAGCAAACTCCCGAACGAACCACTTTGGTGCACCAAGTTTGTAATAAAACATGGCTTCCCACTTACGAACACCAGCGGGCATCGACCCGTCATTGTTCTTCATATCGTTCTCAAACGCCTGCCCAGGGGTATGCTGTATAATATCAGCGATCTCGTCTGCAGTCATCCCCACGCAATATATAACTTCGTTCCCCTTGTTCTTGGGATTAGCGCGGTTCAGTTCTTCTGCTATACGGCGAGA